TTCGGAGCAAAAGTATAATGTGCCATCATTGTTAATGTCAATACCGATACGGAATGATTTGTCAATGGTGGAGTAGTAAATGTCTTTCTCATCGTACTGATATGGGAACGTCTCTGATTCATCCCATTCAAATCCACCACCTGCATCACTGAACGATTTTGTAAGCACATTACCAAAACGGCGAGCAAGACCGACTTTTTCAAATTCGGCAATTTTATCAGCAAGTTCTTTTCCCTCATTTCCCGGATATGCGTCTTTATCTGTATATCCAAGTTTCATATCAGATCCAATGATTATGAGAGATGATGAGCCTTTACGATATACTTTGCTTGTGGAAGTGCAAGTATAGATTTTGCCAGAAACCGGTGTGCGACCATTGTCTGTGGCTATGCCAAACTTTTCTGCATCACCCCAATTGGGATAGTAGTTAAAATTATTTATTATCAGGCTTGGCTCACCATCAACATCTTTCCATACATCATCTGTCACAGAAAGTTCTGGCGAAGCCAATGTCTTTATCGTTGAATTAGGGCGAAGCACAGAACCCCATTCACCTTCTGCTACAGTAAAACGAGCGACTGCAAGAACGAATGTGGAAGTAGCTTCATTATACACAACCATACAGCCGCTGTCAGTTGATTTCTTTATAGTTGTGGTTGATTGTAAAGTAACGTCAGATACTATCGAATTAAACTCTATAACATTATCAAACTCTGTTGGTATACGTTTATAGGGTACTAATCCGTTTCCATCAAGTGGTGCGATACCATTAGAGGCACCTATTTTGTTGTTTACTTCCTCTATTGATGTTGTATTATTTTTTGCCACTTCCGATGCTTCGTCAGCAGTCTTTTGTGCGCTGTCAGCAGTTTTCTGCGCATTTTCAGCCTTGCTATTTGCATCAGAAGCAGTATTCATAGCATTGTTGGCTATTGCCGTGGTGCTATTGAGGGTATCTTGAAGCGTTTTATCAGTATTCACCCTCGCCGTGGTTTCTTCAGACAAAGATGAATCTGTCGCATCAATAATATCGACAAGCATCTTGCCGACACGCTCTGCGGTATTGTTACCCTCGCTATCCTCGTAGCGAATGACTTCTGCCTGGTTTTTGAGAAGTGATTTATTGTTAAGTGCCATATCGTAAGATTTTATCCTATTTTTCTAATTTTAATTCCTCCGCTTGATGTGGATTTGCCAATGCCGTTTGAAATCAATCCTATACGTTTGCAGTAATCGATGCAGTCTTGCAGATAAGAGTTTGCCACTTCTATCGTGTCGTTATAGCAAGACGAGCGTTCTGCTGTTGATATGTGGGTGGAGTAGTCCGATTCTTTCAGAACAATGCCATATCTTGTAGGTTGAAAATCTCCGACCATAACATTTTTGGCGAATACGTAGTAGGATATTGTGGCTTTTAATCCTGTGAAATGGAATACATCGCCACGATACACGTAAGAACCACCTGAAAGTAATTTTTCAAGGGATTCGTCAATATCGTCCTGAAGTAATTGATGATATAACTTATCGCCAAGGACTGGCTTAATGCTCATCATCTCAACTTCAGTGATATAAGCAAGCAGTCTTTCATCGTTGATGTTGTTGCCCATTGGGCGTCCGGCAATGACTACTTCATTGGTTTGAATGAGGTGTTGTTTCATCTTGCAACGCTACTGATTGGTTACTAACGTATGGCAAAGGTTCTATCTCGTAATCATTACTTGGATTTGCAACCTCATACCATCTATCAAAAATTCTTTTTAAGGCACGGGAAATGGCTCTACGCTCTTTATTCACAAGTGAATTGTAGTATTCGTAGGCTTCTGCCAAAACAGTGCCGCTAAAGCCAAGTTTGCCTGCCCTGATACAATACCACGGTTCTTGACCAAATGCCGAATAAATCCTTTCAACAATACTTTGCTCTGTGCAGGTGAATTTGGCATCATAGTTCGTGCCTTCAACGTTGATAAATTCCGGCTTGTCATCATCGGCATTGAGTGTAATATCCATTATAGAGCAACAATTAGCATCACCTTGGAATACATCAAGGCTCTTGCTGAAATCATACTCATCGTCTTTCTCTATCGTATTCCCATTCTCATCAAAGTCATAACGGACACCTTTCTTATGTACGAACATACCAGCAAGCATAAATCCGTTACGCACATTTCGGTACTTTACGTTGTCAAGACCTTCGTCTGTAGAAAGACACGTTACAACTTTATCGTAAATAGGTTTGGGATATTGACAAAAGCCATCAAGGCTGAACCATAGTATCTGACCTGAATACATATCTATATCGCCCTCGTGTTCAATCTGCGACATTACCACTTTCTGAATGGGATTGAACATATATATCTTTTTGACGGATTTCTTATCTACGGTCAGTTTCTTGCCTTTCCGTGTACTTTCACCAGTCCAATCCGGGTGAACATTGACATAAAGGACTTGACCGTTCTCATCTTCCTCTTCAAGTCGGCAATCTTGGAATGGAACGTGTTGCAGTTCTACAATTTCTGCTGCGGCATTGTAATTGACGTGAAGAGCAAAACCACGATACAATGCAACATCTTGTGCAATCAGACGGAAAACGTCATCAATAGTCTCTCCTTTGCGGTTGCACACATATTCCGCAAAGTCAGTATTTCGTAATCCATTCCCCTCAATGAACGTCTGATACCTATCTACACACCCTGCTCCCGTAGGACTATTCTGTATGAGGTCATACATTCGTTGTGGGTACAAATTATCAGAACCATAACTTTGAATGTTAAGGTTCATCAGATAATTGGAGGATATGCGTTTAGGCGGTCTTATTACATTATTGGCATTCATCTACAAGAATGGATATAGTTGTGTTTCTTAGAGGTCGATGGCTTGCTCTGACGCTATGCTGTCTTGACCTTCGGTGTTTGTGTCTTCGGCTACGGCTTTTGTCTTTCTTGAACGATTGGGCTTCGGAGCGCTTAACTTGGCAATTTCCGCATTCAAGTTAGCCACTTCCTCTATCAATGCATCACGTTCTGCGTATGCCTTCTCAAGGGATTGGTTTGCACCGGCAAGTTCAGTTTGCAGGCCATCCTTTTCAGCAGCCAACTGAATGTTCTGTGCTTCAAGCATTTCAACCTTTGACACAGAGCCATCAGATACGTTATCGTTTGTGCAATTTTGTTGAAAGTCAGAAACTTGCGTTTCCCAATCATCAGGCAAATAGGAAAACATCTTGGTATTTTCCTCGCAAAGCGACAAGTACTTAACGGCAACCTCATCAGTAAGATTGGCGTTAGTAAATGCTTGTGAAGAACCGAAGAAGGTAATCACTGCGCCTGCTTTAAGTTGATATGAAGATTTCTTTGGCATTTTCTGTTCACGTTTGAGTTTTGTATACATTTCTATGTAAGCATCTCGATAGCAATTACTACACCCTTTATTGGTTATCTCCTTACCAAAAATCAGATAGTACATACTATCTAAGAAAGAACGGTCAAGAGAAGAAAAGCAGCTGTGATAACGGCTTTCCATTTCTCTTAACCGAAGTATGGTAGAATCGTAATCCATAATCAATATTTAGATACCGGAAACGAGGGACTGAAGTGCTGTACGGGTAGTGGCAACATCTTCTTTGAACAAGTAAAGTGCAGGAGACGGAGCACCGCTTTCTTCAAGGGTCGAAGACCAACCGCCATCTGTTTCTTCGGAGTATTTGTCATCGGCAAGAGCTGTGGCTGATAAGCCTTGCTCAAAACCGTAAACTTGGAAAGTGTTTTTGCCGTCTTTCCCGGCAAACTTGTTTTCAAGTACAACTACGAATTTCCCATTGGCGAGAGGGTCTATGATGTCTCTAACGACATCTGGACCATTGTCAAGTATTACGACATTGACAGTCTTGGTAAATTTCTTTCGATAAGTACCGTCTGCAATCGCAGTATTTGTACCCGTGAAAGGAGTCTTTCCGGGTACATACATACGATAGCCCTTTTTGCCAGTCTTTAATACAAGTGAGGAGAGGATAAAGCGGTTGTCTTCGGCACGAGCACAAGAATCGAAGTCTATGTCATCATAGTTCATTATGTAGCCATAGTTCTTCAATCCGCCAACAGAAGCATTGTCGCAGTCTGCGACCATATCTGCTACCAATTTGTAATCGCAACCATTTGAAGCCATAACTTATCCTTTCTTTAGAATGCACATTGCACGAGAGCATCTTCTCCTACAAGTGTACCGATGTTAGATTGAGCAAAAATGTGGTTCAGACGAGTAACATCATCAAATGTTACACTGACATCACTGATAGCGTCTTTTGCGGTTGTGCCTGCAAAGATGTTTTGAGGTGATGTGAGGATAGCACGATGAGGACAGTTGAGAGAAGTGCCATTGTCTTCGTACTTCTTAATCATTCTATCCCAAATGTCAAGCACAACGATATTATGACCATCATACTGAGACATATGAATGCCACCTGTTACTTGTTCAACAGTAAGTTGGAGATTGTGCAAACGCTTAACATCGTTACGTAATGCTTTGAAAAGAGAGTTGGTCATCATAATGACGTGGTCATCTTTGTCAAAGATACGAGAATCAGCGTCAGACAACAGTTCATCAACTATACCAACAGCAACGCCTTCTTGACGGATTGCTTCTTTCTGCGACTGATAAGTTACCTTAGATTCAGAATCTTTTGCAGTGTTGGCTGCAATAGTAGTGAGCTGATGTGCATTTGCGGCAGTGATTGCCTTGAAACGCTTGAACAGACCATCACACATTGTGAACAATGCAGGATCCACACCTGCGGTAATCAGACCGCTACTTGCAATATTCTTGGCATCCTTGTCTCCGAAGAATACAATACGCCAATACATATCGGTCATTGCACGTTGAAGGAGAGGAATGAGAATATCATTCCAATACGGTGTGTCGGTAAGGTTATGTACGTTTGTACCCCAATCAAGACCATACTTGGCGAGAGTATTTTCCAACTCGGTGTAGCACATCTTCAAAGGGATTTGCCACGGACCGAGTTCCCAGGTCTTTTCAATGCCATTTACATTGACATTGTCGTAGGTTGGATTGCAACCTGCCTGGTTCTTACCGACATCGCCCATATCGTCAATGTACCCAAGTTTCTGGCCATTGAAGATGCCAGTCTGTTGGGTCATCACGAGTTCGATGTCCGGGTCATTGAAAACGGTGAGGAAAAGGAGTTCGCCCAAGTCCCTTAGCGCACCATTATCAACGGTAAATTGACTAAAATTCATAATTCAAAATCTTTTAGTGTTGATGAAATGGTTTACTTACGACGAGCAGCACGTTTTGCATCAGCGGCAGCACGTTGCTCACGAATACGTGCTTGTGTAGAAGATTCTCCGGCACCACGGCGACCGCCTTCTACAAAACGACGATTCTGCGAAGTGTATGTGGACTTGGAGTCAAGTACACGTTCAAGCCACTTGCGACCACCAGCCTTGCTTACTTTCGCAAGAATTACTTTTTCGTCAGCGGAGAGAACACGAGCACCACCACGTTTGAGGGCTTCAAGTTCCTCTTTGAGTTCCTCGTTCTCTTCCGTGAGTTCTTCATTCTCGGTTTCAAGTTCTTCAACTTTTTCCACAAGTTCTTCCTCGTCCATACCCTCATCGGTTACAGTACCGTCAGGAGCGATGATTGAGGTGATAACACCGTCTTCAACGATGATTTCAGTACCATCTTCGAGGACGAAGTTGCCGTCTGGAGAAGCAGCATCACCAACTTGAGGGTCGCCATCTTCTCGTTCAATAGTGAGTTCTGTGCCGTCTGCTGCGGTTACAACCTGAGCACGCATAGAAAGGTCTGTGATGCGTTTAACACCAGCCTTGGCGAGAAGTCGCTTCAAAAGAGACTTCTCAACAGTTACTTGTTTTTTGTTCATAATTCTTGTTTTTGAAATATTAAAAGTTCGAGTTTTTGATGCGGTAAGTGGCGACAAGGTCTTGCTGATAAAACCGAGTTCCATAGCCCGATCACTTGTGATGTAGGTGTCTTTATCCATCAAAGCTTGCAGTTCTGAACGAGAAGCATTTGTCCGTTGAACGTACAAACCGAGTATCTTCTGTTGTTCCTCACGCAATGCTTGTGCCTGAATTTTGAGTTGGTCAATATTCTTGTCCAAAGCGTCTGCTGTAAGGCGTACTGCATAATCAACTTCTGGACAGCCAAGCGCAGGATTGTGAATACAGAAATGGGCATTTTTGTAAGCGAAGCGTCTTTCAAGTGGTGCGGCAAGCAGAATAATGGTTGCCATTGAGGAACACTCTCCCTCGACAGTGCAGGAGATAGTTTTCTTTGAGCGGCGCAACTTGTCGTATATCGCCCAACCCTCAATGCAATCTCCTCCGCGACAATGTATGCGAATGTCAATTTCATTGTCGTTCTTATCCATTGCAGAAATAAACTCGTCAATGTCCTTGAAGCATACACCATCAATGCCTTCCCACATTTGGAGTTGAATCTTTTCATCTTCTCCAACAATGTCATTGAAAATTTTGAGGATTGCCATAGCGAGTGTATATAATCTTGTTATGTTGCAAAGTTACAAGTAACCATCCGTAACAGATTAGTTTATAGGACAAAGTAGCTGAACGATAATGTTCACCAATAGACAAAATAAAAATGAGTGAGAGGTAAAATTCCAATCACTCATTTTATGGTATGATTAAGTATGTAGTTAGTATGAAGCCGTCATTTTAACTTTTTTATTTCCTCATCAATAACGGCATCTTCTATGTCCGTATGCAATTTGTGTATTTTTCGGAAATTGAAGATTTCAAACAATAATGAAACAGACACCAACGAAACTGCAATTAGCATTATATCAACTATAACAAACGAGAGTTTTATACGAATGTTATCGTTGTTCCAGATTAGCGCAGTTATCATTATTGTTGTTGATATAAGGAAGTCTTTTATAAGGGCATTTCTAGTTTTCTCAATAGAAAATCTGAACGCTTTGCGCATCTTTTTATTGAGAATCTTTGATAGGTTAAAAGACACCAATAGGCTCATTGAAATTGAGAATACTATACCTAAGACAGTAAATAAGGTCTGCAAGACAATGTTATTGCCTTGTACACCAGCAATAGAAAGTAGTAACGCTACAATTATTGCAACTGTCATACGAATTAGCATACTAATCATTTTGTTGTTCTCTTATCTCATTTAGGAACAATTCCATTTCTTGTTTCAATTGTTCTTCTACGATACGGTTGGATTCAATACATTCAATAGATACAGGCTTCTTAATCTTTATTTCTGCGCCAGTGTATTTGTTTCCGTCTTTTGTTCGTACAACAATACCACTATCATTCGTGATATTGGTAGCAATAGCACCCATAACTCTTTGAAACTCATCTTGTGCCATTTCTCGTGGCTTGCGCTTCAGTTTAATAAACAAACGAGCTTCTACAAGTTGGTTGGAACGTATTTTATCAAGATTTTCTGTGTCTTGACCAAACAATTTCTCCAGTACTTCATTCGTGATATTCCCTAAAGATGTCGAAATTGTAGAAGATTCATTTTGCGTGGGAACTGACGAAATGGTGTTGCCACCTCCTACAAATTGAATGTCTGATATTTGATTGTACGGTACTCCCTCAGGCATTTTCGTTAGTTCTGTGAACAGGAATAAACGTTCTCCTCTAACTTCTCGAAGAAGCCAATTAATATATGTCTGTAATCGATCAATGTTGAGATTTCCGGATAAACTTGTAACAACGTAGTAGTTGTTAATAGCAAAATAAAAGTGGCCTTTGTATTGGCTTTGTTCTGCATTACCTGCATTTACATCAGCCATTGTTATGGTCGGTCTATTAAACAATGATTCATCTAATACGCCACCATTGTCAGCTGGTATAATTCGCAACATCATACCAAACATATAAGTGTTATTTGTTTGTTGCCCATGTGAAATTTGCCAACAAGTCTCTATCTGGGTCTTCTGCATTAAGTGGCATACGACGACTTGCAGCAGTGGATTCATGAGTAAGCACCTGCTGCAATAATCCCAAGATACCAGAATGAGGATTTGTTAAATCAGGGTTCTCAATTCTAAAGGCTCTTAGTGTCAGTTTTTTGAGTGGTATTCGCGCCATAATTATATGATTAACACGCTGTAAATTTACATTAAATAATTATAATCGCCAAGAGTTGATGCGGTTATAGCTTCAATTTAACAAATATTACATTCACTTACACTCGGCTCTTTATGGTCCTGCTTACTTCTGAAATATTTTTAGTGCGTAGTAGATAACAGACTTTGATGGCTACGTTGCATATCGTCTTTATGCCATACTTTTTATTCCACATCTTTCGTGAACATTGTCTATAATACGCGCAATCAACTTTGGAGAGAACTCAATCTCCTCAGACTCGTCCGTGGCAGAGTTATAAACAGAAACCTCAAACTCCATGCTTGAAATAGCGACTTCTACTTCATCTATCTCAATGCCACCTGTTGGCGGTGTCCAATAATCTCCCGGGTCGTAGTCGTCGTGGAACGAAATATACGCATCGTATTTGGCAATAATGTATATATCGGCATCATCGGAGTTAATACCTGGCAGACCATCATAGCAGATTTCTTCAATCTCGCCCTCTGTGGAGTGAGAGCCGGAGTTATAGCAATGTCCGAGGTCGTCTTCGTAGTATTCAAAGTCTGAATAGTCTCCACCACAAGGGTCGTCAATGATGGCTTGCAGTTTATTTGCGGTATCTGCTATAATGGCACGAATTTGTTCTTCAGTAGGTTTCATTTTATCTTAGATTAATGATATAGACTTGAAAGAGCGAAAAGCGTTCTTCTCGCAATCCCAGTAACAGATAACATCTTCATTCTTTGAATGAGTATTTGTTTTATCCTTTGCCTGATAATTCAAGTTGTGGAGTGTACCTACCGCTTTTCTGATTTCACCATTAGATTTGCAGAATGTGAAGACTACTATACCCGAAAGCATTTGCGTGTAGATTTTGACAGCTTTCCATGCAACTTTGAGTGCGTCAGACAATGTGGCTGCCTGACCTTTGCGAATGATTGCGTGGGCAACCTTGAATAACTTTGATTTATTAACTATCATCTTTTTCGTGGGTTTGGAATTAAATACTTATTTGCATATAAACAGACTTCTTTTCGCTATATTTAGCATATTTCTTTCCATACGTGTTCGTCATTCAACTTTGAATAAAAAGGTGTGAAGTAGTCATAGTTCAGACCTGCTTCATAAACGAAATCGCCGGTGTTGTCCTCGTCTGAATATTCCATGATAGCCAAATAGAACACATTACTATTTACTTCTTTGTTTTCACGTATGACTCTTTTAAGAATATTCTCCAAGGACTTGTGTGCTGAGTGCTTAGTATATCTGACATCAATGGTTACGTTGCTGAGCGAATTGTTGGCTGTATCGTCCATATTAATCAGTACAATTTCATACTGCCTTTTCATCTTTTTCGTTTATTTAAGTTGTTATTTTGAATACCTAAAGTTACCAATAATATTTTAATTAACAAAATATTAACCAATTAATTACCAATCGTTTATGTGGTTTTAACAAAAAAAATCCCGAAAGAAATCATTGCGATAACCTTCGGGACTAATCTTGTCAGAGTACAAATCTTTATGCTTGAGCCACATCTTCTGGGATAGCATTCTTTGCTTGCAACTCTTTTTCAAGTTCGGCTATGCGTTGTTCGTAGTCTTTGCATTTCTGCTTGTAATCTGCCGCTAACTTGCGGTCTATTTCAGCTACATCGGATTCATACGAATGGTTCAGTGCTATGTCAAGCAGTGATGCGAACTCCGATGAGTAGCCAACAGACTTATCTGATAGCATCATTCTAATGAACTCTCGCATTATGGAATCTTTGTGTTGTGTCAGTTTCGGAAATGCTGTACTTATATCTACAGCACTTTCGTAGTCCATTCCGATAGATTTACGGAACTCTTGGGACAGTCTGCTGACAAGTAGGGCGAGGAAGATGTTTTCTTCGGTGTCATCAAGAGTAGCCTTGCTGTCTGCATAGGTCGCTGTTTCCATAAAGGCTCTTTGGCGTTCTACACGTTCCACTTGCCTTGCTTCATCTGCTGCCCTTAGTTCTTTCTTGTACATGGACAACTGCTCAGCCTTAACAGTATCACTTTGCTCCACTTGTCCAATTTCATCCGCTTTCAAATTGAATAAATACTTGACTTCTCCAGATAAGATGCCATTGTAACTAACCTCAAAGACCTTTATGACAAGACCAGCATTGATGTTATCTTCAAACACAGCCTTAACTCTTTCGTAGTTGGCAAGACGTTTTTGATAACGCTTGTCATTCACATCGCAGTCATCAGACGGTGGAGTGGGTTCTATCAAATATTCACGTGTTCCGAGTGGTTGTGGAAACAACTGATAGGCTTGTGCTGCTTGGACGATATGCTTGTTCTCTTCCGCACTTCCTGAATATACGACTGGAAATCCCAACTCCTTAGCCTTTCGAAATATCGCTTCTTGGTTCTTTGCCCGGAACAACTCTTGTTTCATACAACGAGGATTGTCATTGTCTTTGAACATCGGTTGTGATGCAGTATTAAACTTACAGCCTATGCACGACTTGCACGATATGTAAGTCTCATCAGCAGGGTCAAACTTTGCTGTTGTGATGTGGCACATAACGTGTTCGTCAATCCATTCCTTGACTTTTTCAACGCTTAGCGTCTTGAAGTTCCAACGTTCTATATTGGCAGGCTGGAAGCAACTTTCAAACAACGTGCGTTGCTGCTCTTTCGTGAGTTTGGCTATTTCTGTAAGATGAGTAAGGTTAAGAGTATTCTCACGGAGCAATTTCACAAACTCTTCAATGATGTTGTTCAACTGAATACGACCAACAACAAAACTCATACTCTTACCGATGATTTTTGCGATTTCCTTAACTGGAACTTCACTCTCTTTATACAGATAGCGAATGGCTGATGCTTCTTCAAGTGGGTCTATGTCCTTGCGTTGCAAGTTTTCAATGACCATACAGGCGAATGCTTGTTTGTCATCAAGATCTTTCACTACGGCTTGGATTGTTTCATGACCGAGAAACTGTACTGCCCGGTAGCGTCTTTCACCGCAGACAACTTCATACTTTATTCCATCATCACCTTTTATCTTGCGAAGCGTGATTGCGTTAATCAAGCCGTTTCCTTTGATACTTTGAGCCAATTCCTCAATTTCGGTTTGGTCAAATGTCTTTCTTGGGTTCAGTGCGCTCGTTGTGATTTCTGCGAGCTTAATGTCTCTTACTTGGTGCATATACTTTTGAGTTTAATATTCAACATTACAGCCAATCAAACGATGATGGTTTCACTTCTTTTGGCTTGGTACTTTCTATTGCATAGGTATTGATGAAGTTTGCATAGGATATGACTACGTATTCTTCATAACTACGCACATCATCGACCTTTTCTTCCGGACTTTTTTTGCACGGCATCTGAATGCTTGTAAATGTCTCGCTGATTACCACAGCAGGTCTATTTGCGTCCTCTGCTGCGTTCAGATACATCTTTGCTGTGCCGAGTTCAGAAGTGATGGCAAACACCGACAGCATTCGTCTGAGCGAGCTTATCACATACTGGTGTCCGTCTATTACGATTTGGTCGTCTTTGTGGCTGTCACTTTGCTTGCACCACCAACAACAAGCACGGTAGAGTTGTCCGAGGTCTCCTCGAAACAGGTTTGACAGGTCTTTGGGTATAACTCTATCAATGTTCGGGTATTTCCCAACAATCTCTTTTCCATCGATTGAGAGGGTTTTACCAGCAAAACGTTGGTTCGATTCGTTATACACAACCAAGATGTGGGTGTCCGTTGCGTAACAACGGTTTTCTTCAAAGTGGACACCCATTAAACTTGGTCTAACAGGATCCTTGCATGCTATTTCCTTGAATAGCGCTTTTACAATGGTCTTATCCATTTTCTTTCAATTTTAGTTGTTAAATCTTATTTGCTATATGATTATTTTGATAGTTCAAAGTCACTCAGAATGATTGAATTTACAAAACAGTAAACATTTTATTTTCAATACCATACACAAATTTTTATTCGTTATCATTTGAGCAATTTTGGAATTTAATCCAGTGTATCCATATCGGTTTCGCATACGAGATAGTTACTGTCTTTACCATAAGTCTGACCGTATCTTTCCAGCATGCTCAAATCGTAATCGGTCAGAGTTTCTTCACCGCCTTTTGCGTATTCAGTAGCGAGTGATATTGCAACAAACTTGGTGGAGCATACCGCAAGTAATACAAGACTGGATTTGCTTAACCACGTGTCTCCAGAATACAATAGATGTACTTTCATAACTAATACCGTCTTTGCAACCTTGCCATCTGTGATTTATACAGATATGCCGACAATGCACATTTCAGTGTCTGCGGTCTTTCCATTATCAACATATAAACTTCATCTTGCCAATCGTGGCTTTGCGGATTGTTGATTAATTCTTCAAGTGCATCAATGCATCGTGAAGCGTAGTTTTGTGCCGGAGTTGGCGTTTTGGCTTTATCTTTTGAAGCCGATAGTTTAATACTCATCTTTTCGTTGTTTAGTATGAACTTTCTTATTTGCATATAGACAGACTTGCTTTGTTTTTAGATTTCATTGAAGGAATATTCATCAGAGGAGATATTCAGGGTTTCCATCATTTCAACTATGGCAACTTCAACCTCATCTTCTTCATCTTCAAACTCAAATGTATTGGAAGAAGTTTGTTCAATTTCAACATCTTGATAACCGAATAGACGGATAATGTCTTCCATTGAATCTTGAACTTTTCTAACGAGTGATACTGATATTTCAAATTCTTTTTTTATCTTTTTCGTTTTATTAGTTTGTTATTTTGGATATTCAAAGTTAACAATAATAAATGAGTTGGCAAAATTTTAATCAATTTATTTTCAAGCAGTTACAATATAAATCATTATCATTTGAGCAATATATAGAATAAGACCATACCGAATTTCGATACAGCCTTATTCAAATCAATTCTATCCAATATTAAAAGTCCACTTTCTTGATGTCAATTACATTATGACAACCGGGAGTTATGAAGTTATTTCTGACGCTATATGAATACGCCCCGATATTCTTGATTAGCAATTTGCCACCGACTGATGCTTGACCGGTATATTTGCGGATCAAAACATCTTCTTCACGACATTCGCACCCACAGACAACAGCATCTATTACAGACAAGTCTGACTCGCCAAAATAGATATTGCTTGGGTCGTATCTATTGGCACTCCAGCCGACATCGGACTTACGGCAGTCGCAAGTAATGAAAGTTTTACCTCTGACTACATTAATGTTGGTTATGGTGGTTAATAGGTGCATTGCATTAGTAACAAGAGCGGAGCCACATTCTGCAATCAATTCAATATCCCCTTGTGGGCAGACAGCAGCCATTTCGTCACCTATTGCATTGCAAACATCTTCCATTGTTGGAGGGGTGTTGTGGAATTGGCTGATGTACTCAGCACTCAAACGACCTATGATATTGCCACCTATATCAACAATCTTTGCATTCAATTGCCGAGCGATTTCTACACACTTACGAACTCTCTTTCGAAACATTTCTGGAGTTCTCAATTCTCCGGCAGAACCACCAAATTGAAAATGAACGCATTTGAATTTGAGGTAAGGGTGATTGTGAGGATTACTCAGCCACTCAAAGTCTTTGCCATCGACATCAAATCCAAAACGAGAGGTCAAATCATTCTCCAAGTCAATGTTTATCCGAATACCGACTTTCATTGTTTCCTTTGAGGAGTTTGTGTAATTAACAAAATTAATCATTTCTGGCATATTCTCAATATTGACTATTCCACCTTTACTGGCTACAAGCCACTTGTTGGGGAAATCATCAATAACACCATTGTAAATGATGTTTTGTAGGTTTTCCCGAATTTCATTAGTCACATAAAACTCTTGCGGAGAAACCACTTCTGCATACAATCCACGTCTTTTGGCTTCATCAATGAATGGACGAAAATAGTTTGTCTTGTAACTATATGCAAGCCGGAAGTTAGAATAGTGCGAACGGACAATGGATATTACATCTTCGACATTGGTGCGAAAAACATCAACGTCATGGATATAGGTTGGCGTTATAATATCTTCAAGTTTCATATCAAATCAAACAAAGAGCTTGGGAACATTCCATCATTTACTTCTTCAAGAGTTTTCTTTGGAAGTTTTGGTGTATCATAGTTTTCATTACGTCCCTCTGCATTCCATTTGATGGAGTTTTCCCATTTTCTTTCATCATACAATCCTGGAATGTGAGGGTTGAGTGAAACTTGTTCTGAGATTCTGAAATCTGCCGGTGTCTTTCCCATTGCCTTTCCTTTACGAGTATGGAAGTCGTATGTATATTCCGGGAGGTTACGAGGTGTATTAAACTTCATAACATCATATATTACACTCATATCGGGATAAGAGAAAATATCACAAGAACCGACCTCAACACAGTGGAAAAACAGAACAATAGCCTTGCACATATATATCCAAGTGCTGTTCTTTGCGTTCATTGTCATATCTATCTCCATAAGGGCTTTTATCTCCCTAACCAATAAGCCAGAACCCAACTCTTTGGCAATATCTTTTGCCACTACCCAAAATAAGCGTTTGTACCAACACCATATCTCACAGCAGATATAACCGACATTCTCATCATCAAGATTGAAAACCGCTTTCTTCAAAGCGATAGTCATTTCTCGCAAGTCGTGTCCGTGTCTTGTTACAAGTTGGGTAGTTCCCATTGGAAAATCTCGCTTGTCTTTTGAGCATACGTAATTGCAGGCAAAGAAGTCTGCATCACGGTTCTTTCTCGTTCTGACAAGAAGATTGACCGCCTCGGACAAATATCGGGTATCTTGGGCGTCCTTGACTTCCATATCTTTCTTGCGAAGGTATAGGATTCTGCCCGACACTGGGTCATAGCAATCTTCAGCAGATGTGATAAAAAGCCTAGTCCATAGGTATGGACGGTACTTCCACATCATTTCGTGTGCGGCATAACAAGCAAACTCCATATCCCCACGTCTCAATGCTTTTTGAATAAGTGAAGATATGTCGAACATATTATGACCATTGTGTGTAAACAACATATTTGACATATTCTTTTAGATGTATATTTCCATAAGCAAAGTTACTCATAATTAATAAGTTATGCAAATATAACACCTTGAAAATCAACCACCTATCATCGTTTTACATTTATTTTCGTCTGGTTCTTTTTGAAGTCGAAATCGTAGTATCGTCCCCATTTGTTTTTCATTGCGATGCGGAACAGCTTTTCGGAGGAAGATGAATCCTCCGTACCACCTTTCGTCAAAAGTGTGGGTGGCGTTACTCCGTGGAAATATCGTGGTTGAAGAACTATACGATTCATCAGCAGTTCTTGGTAAACCATATCAATGTCCGACATTGCTTCGTCTCCGGGGACATACTTACATTTCCAAGCGGCTTTATTGATGATTCTGGTAGAGCCAGTCATTCCCTTAAAACAAAATTCTTGTGTGTAGTTGTATAGCTGATACGCTGGCTGCGTAAACAAAAAACCAAGATCCAAATCCACCAATAACTGAGCCAAACGTAGAAGTTCATCTTCTACAACATCTTTCGAATCTTCCAACTCTTCGTAAATGTCAATGGCTATGTCTCTGCGATACTTGTATGATTTGAGGTCATCATCAAGAATGGCAATAACGTTTTCAGGCGTGTTTTCAATTATCCAGTAGAAAGTGGTAACAAAGTCATTTACTTTTGCACCGCATTTCAGTGTCGCTCCATTTGGTATCACAAGCATTTCATCAATGCCAGCTTCCTTGTATGCTTCTGCTTCCGATTCTCGCACAACATAAGTGCAATGGTGGAACAGATGCTTTGTCAGTATGGTATCTGAACGCCTATACGACATTACATAGATGTTATACGAAATATTCTGTTGCATAATGTTTTCTCATTTTTAGTCCTTTAACGATGTCCCTTCCATCTTGGCTGATGTCGTACCCCAATAATCTCTTGCAGTTCAGATATGGCATATTGCAACCAGCCTTGGCAACAAATGGTAGTGATGCGTTTAATCTTGGATTGATTTCAAGCAGAACAACACTGCCGTCAGGCTTCAATATAAAGTCAATGCCGATATTGCCGGAAAGATTTAATTCTGCCACAATGGATTTTGAAATCTCAAAGGCAAATTCATTGTCTCTAATCTCCCCATACATAATGCATGAGAACTCCATTTCGTAACCCACATAGCCGACGATATGAGTAACTTTTCCGTGGTCTGCAATCAAACTCACAGTATAGTCATACCCCTCTGCATATTCTTGTAAGATGTAATTTAGGTGTTGGGTATCTATAATGCGGCAAAGATGTTGGGTTGAGATGTAGTGTTTGTATCCGTATGCGTGGAACAAATTTACATCATCACAGAGTTTATCATCAACAACGGCAAAGCCTGTTGCACCTGACGAATGTGGCAACTTGCAACAAAACGTTGGGAACGCTTTTGCAAACTCCAACACCATTTTAGAGTTGCTACAGACAACTTGCTTTGGCATCAGATATGAATACTTGGCATACAGCCGTGATTTGTCATTTGCTACAAGTAATCCATCTAAATCGGTAACTCCTACCTTCACCCCAATATCTTCAAACCTCTTTCTATTTGATGCCAATACTTCAAGTTCGCTTGACAGACGAGGAATAACAATATCAACGTGGTAAATCGCACACAAAGCGAGAAGATGATTTATATAATCCGGAGAGTCATTGCACGGCGAAACAAATGCCTTTTCGCATACAGACGATGATGGCAATTCATCTTCACGGCAGTTGGTGCAATACATCGTAACATTTACACCGTCCTCATTATCTTTGATGCAATGTATTATACCAGTCTTGCGAGGAGAACAAGAAGTCATAAGTACAGTAAAGTCTCTCATATCAGTTGTGAAAATAATGTGCCTCAAAATACTTAACCATATTCAATCCATAATCTATGGAGATGCTTTCTTTGCTTATGTCATAACCAAGCAGTTGCTTGCATCGCAACCACGGTATGTTGCAACCGGCCTTGGCATAGAATTGGGCTGAAGCGGTAACACGTAAATTAATGTCAAGTAACTTTGCACTACCATCTGGCAATAGAATGAAATCAAAGCCAACAATACCATCTATTTCCTGTTCTTCAATGACCTTTTGCGCAATTTCCTTTGCGTATGGGTGCATGCCGATTTCACCTTCAACAGTGGAGCCAAATTCAAGTTTGGTGGCGTAGTTTCCACAACAACATACAAGTTGTCCATTGACTGCAAGTGCCAAAATGGAGAAGTCCATACCATTCTGATACTCTTGCAGTATCATTGGTTGCTGATATTTTTCTACGGCTTTGCACAATTGCCATAGCGAAATATAGTGTTTCTTCCCATAGCCGTGAAACAAAGAGACGTCTGTACATTTCTCCTCATCAACAACAGCAAAACCTTTTCCTCCACATAGGCTGACAGGCTTGCAACAGACATTTGGGACTTCATGAGCAAACTTTAACACATCGAGAGCGCTCAATGCTACGGCTTGCCGTGGCATATACTGCTTAAAGCGTTGCCACGTCTTTATCTTATCACCTGCAATCAAAACAGACGCCAATGATGATACTGATACTTTTACTCCGTTGTCCTCAAACACATCTTTGTAGCGTGCCATAAGTTCAAGCTCCAAAGATGATGTAGGGAAGATGATGTCAATATTATTGATACGGCACAACTGCATCAGATATGGGATATAGCCATCATCGTTAATCTTGGGGACAACGAAAGTGCCATCACAGCATTTCTTGGGCGGTAGGTCTGCAACATTGCAGTTTGTAACGTACACTTTGACAGGTACGCTGTCGGGATTGTTTTTAAGACAATCTATTATGCCTACTGCGTGAAACGAGGAGCAAGTAAGCAGCACATTGACAGATTTCATTACTTTTCGTTTTTAGGGATTATGTTCGACTGCATTTGGTCATACCAAATTGCACGTGCTTTGATTTTGCGTTCTCCGGTTTTAGTCTTACATACGACAACTTTCTTTCCGTCTATGCCGAGTGCCTGAACCAAGTTCAAGGAATCTACCTCGTTGCGACATACAATCATTACATAGTCGTATTTCTCATAAGGAATGAGTTCCATATCCTTTATCTTGACATCTTTATGCGGATCTATTGAATTTGGTAAGTCAAGACCCAAATCAACGTGAAGGTCAGCAGTCCATTCAGCCAATTTATCCAAATCCCATTCACCCGAATGTGTGTTGGCTTTGATGTTGATTGCTTTTAATTCCGACTTAGAATATCCAATCAACTGTTTGCACAATACTTCGTGTTCATCGCCATAAAGTGCTTGCAGTGCATCTACGCGCTGATGCCCAGATATGATGTTGTCGTTCTCGTCAATGACGATAATACCGAAATCTCCAAGACTTTGAAGCGATTCTTGTAGTTCTGACGCTTTCTTTCTGGTTATCTTTCTTGGATTGCCAAGTTCGTCTTTAAGAATTGATACCGGCTTGGTAACGACATCAATTCTTTTCTCTGGCTTTTCTTCTTGTTTCATATAAACTTCTCTATTAAATGGCTCATATTGTAGGACCGGTAATCCGCCAACTGCCCAAAGAACGTTACATTTGGTTCTGTGCTGGCTAACTGTCGGTATCGCTCGTATAGGGCTAAATTTCTTTTGTCTCTTACAGGATAGATTGGAGCTACGTCTTTATCTGAGAGTGAGGGGTATTCAAATGAAATCATTGTACCTCTAACGTTTGACTGACTTTTTAGAAAATGCTTGTGTTCAATACATCGTGTGTACTTTGGCTCAACATCAGTGAAATTCATGACAGCTACTCCTTGGTAGTTGTCTGTATCGGATAGCCACTTATGTTCAAATCTAACGGAACGGTATTCCAACGTTCCATATCTGTAATGGTAATACTCATCAATTCTACCAGTGTAGATGATGTGGTTGGCTATGCTTTTCCAATGCTTCATATTGTTTGTGAAATCTGTTCGCAGTTCCAAATCACAGCATTCAAGCATCTTTTCAATGAACTTCGTGTAACCACAGACAGGAATACCTTGATATGCAACATCGTAATAGTTGTTGTCAAATGTCATTCTCATTGGAACGTGTGCCATTGTTTCCGTTGGTAGTTCAGAACAAGGTCGTCCCCATTGCTTTTCTGAATAGCCTTTTATGAGCTTTTTGTAAATAGTCTTGCCACATTGGGAGAGAACCACATCTTCCATATTTGTACATACACCGCTTTGAGGAAGAACCACATCATTTTCAATAGCCTTTCTCGCTTCATTTGGTGTTGCCGTTCCGAACAGTTGATAGAACGTGTTCATATTGAATGGCAAGCTATACAATTCACCTCGATAGTTGGCTATTGGAGAATTGACAAATGGAACGAACTCACATATCTCATTCACATAGTCCCATACTTTCTTGCTGTTCGTCCTAAATATATGGGCACCGAACTTATGCACTTCTATGCCATGGATATTTTCAGTGTAGCAAAACCCACCAATATGAGGATTCTTCTCAATAACCAAACATTTCTTGCCTTTCTTTGTTAAGTCGTATGTACATAGCGCACCGGCAAGACCTGCTCCTACTATCAGATAATCATACTTCATCATAATACGAGCGAAAGACGTGATACCATTTCTTCAAAACGATACCACTTGTTATACGAAAACGGATTGTCTGCACAAATGAATGGTGTTGTGTTTTCCAAGGCATCAAAAGGATTGAACCCATTATACACATTGACAATGGAACTTCCCGAAATACGCTTTGATGCTTCTATGAAATAGAACTCGCCATTTGCATCTTCCGCTACTTGTATGTGGAATACTCCTTTGAACAATGTTGCTCTAATCTTGGAACTTACCAACTTCAAGAAACGTCTTACAGCAGATGTTAGTTTATGCTTTTCGTCCAACAACTTTATGAACTTATCATACCCCTGACGCAATACGACTTCACGAGCAAAGATGATGAACTCACCGTTTCTTTCAAGAACATCAACGACATACTCGTGCCGTATATCTATCTTCTCGGAAACACATACATTATCATTGAACTCAATATTGCGAGATCCGGCAGACATTGTATTTGGCTTAACGCAGACACTGTTCAAGTCAAACGTTTTGGGTATTTTGATTAGGCATGAAGCACCAACAACAGAAGCCAAAAGTGTATTTACTCTTGATTTGTCATAGAACCATTGTTCTACTGAAGCATAATAGTCGTTCTTAACAAAGTCTTGTACTACTTGATGTCTTTGTCTGGTCATTTCATCGCCGGGGAATATACGGCAGTTATTTAATGACAGTCTTGCAATGGCCTGCCAATCTTTCAGTCGCTCTACATCTGGGTGTGTGGTGGGCAATTCGCTAAAATACATATCAATATCAGAAAGGATTAACTTTGCATCATTGTCTTTATGCCGATTCTTCCATACACGGAAAAACATTTCGGCAGAAAAGCCTGCACGGCTTCCGGATTCAAATACTACATAGTTCATTGCATAATCTTTTGAACGTAAAACTTCTCTGCATAATCAACACCACATTCAACACCCCTAATGCGAGCCAATGCCATAATGCCGTTTCTATTCAATGGTGATGGTGTCTTTCGTATCTGTGTTGCATATTCTTCAAACAAAGATACCTTGTCATCAATGCAATCAGAAATGTCGTGGTACATATATCCGCCACCAATAGGACCAACTTGTGTCGTTGCAAACGGATATTCATATAGAGCAATCAATCTTGGGGCATAGCCTTCTCGTAATCTACAAGAAGCAAGAGCACACTCATACATTTTGATATGGTCTTGATGCAGACTCCTGTAATTGATGAACACCTCGTCTGGTCTAAACTTATCAATGATATTATCCAATCTACTTGTTATCTCAAAGGACGGTATTGTATCCATAACAGCATCTTTGCGTTGGAATAAGACAGAACCTTTTGCATTAATCCTACTGCATACAGAGTTGAACTCGTTCAACCGAGTGGAGTAGTCTTGCCTTGTGTCTGTTCCACCAATAGTTCCAATTACAAGTACTATTTCTGCACCTTGCTTTTTGCAATGCAAGAGGTAACCACCACAGCCAAGAACTTCATCGTCAGCGTGTGGGGCGATAACTAATATTCTTTTGGGTATATCATTCATACTTAAAACTCTATACCGCAAAATTAGCAATTAATTATCATTTATGCAAATTATGATTATATAAAATCACTTTATAGCAGATCTTATAAGCACAAAAAAGACGCACCGAATAGATGCGCCTTTATTCTTGATATTATCCAATCACTGACTAATCGTCAATGGGAAAATGTTTTTCTTCGTAGTCAGCGACCAAGTTGCCAAGTATGGTCAGTTCTTTTATATTTGGGTCATATTCAGGATAGCCTTCAGGTAATTGAAGCATTAACTCTTCAACTCGTTTGAGAACAGCAATGTATTGTTCCTAACGCTCTATCTGGCGTTTTGTAAGCCCCGTAAGGTATTTCTTAACCTTTGCTTCGTAATCATCACGCAAGGGCGTTCCTTTCTTTCCAAGTGTTAAGTCTAACACTTCCTACTGTGTGTAAACTTTCATACACCAAGGACAATGGACGGTGAGATATTCAACTTCCTGCTAATCTCTCTGCCGACTTTCATTGTTGGTTCGCTCTTGCCGGAGAGATAATCACATATCCTTGATGGGCTAACCCCAAGCAGTTTAGCAAGCGATATTTGCGTCAGACCCATTTCATACATTCGAAGTTTCATTACATCTATAAGCGAAGGCTCTCCAACAGAGTAATGCTCATCAGAGTAATCAGCGACGAGATTAGAAAGAAGAACCAACTCTATATAGTTCGGATCCGTCTCCGGGGTCTCTTCGGTTACAAGTGGAAGGAGTTTCTCCACCTTTGCTACTGCCCAATTGTACTGGCTTTCATTTTCAATCTTTGTCATATCAATCAAATTAAATGGTGGAACAATCTATTCTGTCATATTCTGCATGAGTGCCGATAAAACGTATATATACAAATTGCGGTCTGAATTGAACAACAACTACCAATCTATAATCGTTTCCTTTGATATTGAAAACGTAATGTTGATTGCCAACATAATCAACCGAGTTGAATGTCCTTTTTATATCAGCAAATGTCTGCCACGTGCTTTCATTAACTTTCCTAATCCAGTCTTGAATGGCTGTTTTTGCTTCCGGGTGTCGGTCAGCATATTCTTTCAGTGGCTTCTCTGTGAATATTCTCATTTTCCTTTTGATGTTATTTTATATTGCAAAATTACGAATTATTTTTTGAATAACAAAATTTTCAATCATTAAAATCATTATCTGATATGCAAAATTATTAGGGGTAATATATATGCAAATCAGACAATTTTCGTAACTTTGCGGCAGAAAAAATATTCGTCGGCATTTTCTGCTTTTGCAGGGAGTACGACAACAGACATAGCGTTAGCTTGTAGGCTACTTCCGAAATCGCCAATTTCAAAACAAGGTCTTACACAAGCATACGGTTAGCGTCTGCGCTATAAGCGTGGACTAACTCGTACGTGTAAGACAGGTGTTTGGCGATACCTTGGAAGTGTATGTGTTGTCCACGCTTACTTTGTGCCGCCTCGAATGTATGTATGATGATTTACTAACCGAATAATAACGATTATGAAGAATTTATTCACATTCGCACTGTCGGCAATCATTTTGTTTATGTCGGCTTGCACAAAGGACAACACCTGTGTTAAACAGATTGCAGAAATCATTTCTGCCGGAGCAGAACAATACCAAAAGATTGACAATGGGGAACTCGCCATTGAAGACATCTCCGAGGAAGATTTATTCACAACGCCTGATGGCAATGTCTTTGACAACCCAAAGATATACGAAATCATCAAAGCCAACAAAGACTACAAACTGACAGAAGAAGATAAGCAAATTCTAAAAAAAGAAGTTAGCAAATTCAAAAGAGAGGGAAAAGGTATCGACGCAGTCATAGGAACAGCAACATTCAATACGGCTGACGATGCAATTGACAGAGCAAAAACACTAAGAGACCTTTGGTACAATGGTAGTACGTTCTAATGATACAGACCTCTCACAACTACTTTATATGGTCGGTTGTGGCAAGATTCAATTACCTGACTTTCAACGCTCTTGGGTCTGGGATAATGAGAAAATATGTAAACTTATAGAATCTATCGCATCTGGCTATCCTATGGGTGCAGCAATGTTCCTTGAAACTGGTGGCAGCCAAGTCCGTTTCACTTATAGGAAATTTACAGGTGTAACAGAATCAAATCTTTGTTCACCAGACTATCTTGTGCTTGATGGGCAACAGCGACTTACGACTTTGTTCCAAGTCTTTCACAGCCAAAATGCAGTACAGACCTGCTCACAAGCAAATAAGGGGAAGGAACTTAAACGTTTCTATTATCTGGATATTCGTAAGGCTCTTGATCCAAATGCTGATATGCTTGATGCTGTCATATCTATTGACGAAAGCAAGATACTTACAGAAGATATTGGTCGCAATATAAAACTTGACCTCTCAACGACAGAGAAAGAATACGAAAGTCTGATGTTCCCATTAAATCTTGCATTTTCTTCGTCAGAAATTCGCCGGTGGGAACGCGGGCTTGCCCGTCACTATGATGAAACCATTCTTGACTTATTTGACCAGTTTGATGAAGATATATTGGCGAACATCAGTTCATACAAAATACCTGTCATTACAATTGGAAAAGAAGCATCAAGAGATGCTGTTTGCCAAATCTTTGAGAATGTCAATACCGGAGGAGTGAAACTCACGGTATTTGAGTTGATTACTGCCACATTCGCTGCCGATGAGTATAATCTGCGTGATGATTGGGATTCAATTATCAACAAGTTCAAAACATCAAAGCAAAGTGATGTTTTGAGAGTGGTTGAGAATACAACATTCCTTACAGCAATGACTCTTCTTGTAAATTACAGGAAGTCTAAGCATAGTAATGTGGCTGTGTCGTGCAAGAAGAAAGATGTACTCCGCCTTGAATTGACTGAATACAAAGAGAACAGGGAAGCACTTGTCTCCGGATTCTTCAAAGCAGCCAATTTCTTAATCAATCAAGGAATTTTCTCCGCTCAAAACCTACCATATACATCACAATTGGTACCACTATCGGCAATCTTTGCTTATGCGGAGATTGAGGGTATCAATATGGCTATCCAGACAAATAAGGACATCATTGCGCATTGGTATTGGTGTGGAGTATTTGGTGAGCTCTATGGCGGTGCAAACGAAACGAGATATGCTCTTGACATTGTTGGCGTACTTGACCAATTACGAGGTGGTGAAGTTCCTGACACCGTAGCAAGGGCAAGTTTCCAACCAAGACGATTACTGTCTATGCAAACAAGAAACTCAGCCGCATACAATGGCGTTATGGGGCTTATCTTGCAAGATTCACCACTTGACTTTATGAGTGCTAATAAAATGGATATTGCCACATATCTTGATGAGAGTACTGACATACACCACATCTTTCCAAGAAACTACTGCGAGCAACAAGGGTATGACCAGACAAAATGGAACTCCGTTGTAAACAAGACTCCTATATACGCAAGCACTAACCGCTCAATAGGTGGACGTGCGCCAAGTGAGTACTTGAAGACAATGGCAAACAAAGGTCTGACAGAGGAGCAGATGCGTCAAGCAATCGAATCTCATAAGATTGACTATGACATTCTGCAAGTAGATGACTTTGACGGATTTATCACAGACAGGGCAATCAGACTGCTTGACAGGATAGAACTGGCTATGGGCAAGACCATCGATGGACGAGATAGCGAGGAAACAATAAACATTTTCGGCACAAGTCTATCAAAGCGATAATTGTTTGTTCAGCCGTTTCACAATCTTAAAGATTGCTCGGTCAGACATACCATATTTTTCAGCAAGGGTTATGGCGATATATCTCACCTTTAACCCTTGCTCTTTCATTTGATTGAATTCCTCAAACACAGCAATGTTATTGATATCATTCGGACTAATGCAGTTCTTTTTGAGTAACTGCAAAAGGCTATAATTCATTTTTAGTATTTCGTAGTTTGTCATTGCTTAAAAGTTATCAAGTGATTCAATCATTTCTACACGCTCTGCGGCTTCTGTAATCTCCACAACGGAAACAACCGGGCGGATTTCCTTTGCTGCCGTTTCAAAAGAATTGGTAAGAGTTTCTGCCGTTTCCACTTCCTTGTACGAGGACGACACTTGCATAGGCACACCTCTGCCAATATTGTTCATTGCAGTAAGAACAGGCTCAAACATTCGTGTCGCTTGTGCAGTCATCACAAACTCCCCATTGGATAGCATAGCAGGAATGCTGTCGCTTGTACCAGTGCCGGGACCATTTACCTTACCACCTTGCGCAAACTTTGCAGATTTTACGGTTGAAATAGCCGTTGCGATGTTCGCCAACACCGTAGCAACAGTGGTGGCTATTGCTACAAGGTTCCCAGGGAATGGTACAGCCGAAGCAGATGCTATACCTGCGGACAATGCCTTACCTGTATCTATCGCAATCTGTGCGAGAGTGATGATTTTTGACATCTTCGCAAAAGCGGCATTGCTTTCTCCAAGTGTGTCAAGCAGTCCGGTCAAAGATGATGTTACCGCTTTCATCGCTTGCGCCTTTGCCTGCTCATTCTTTATGATTGCTTGGTTGGTGTTGGCTTGCGCTTGTGCTGAACGTTGCTTTGCAGTAAGAATTTCGGCTTCATATTCCTCTGTGGTTTGGTAGAGAGTTGCCCACGAGCCTGCAATGCTTCAAGTTCTTGTTGTGCCGCTTCTTCTTGCTTCTGCAAGATTGCTCTTTCGTGTTCATCAAGACTTTCAAGCCCTTTCTGTCGCCACGATTCGTATTCTTGGTCAGACATTTCGTGTCCGTTCTTCAAGCGCATCTGTCGTTCATCTTCAGCCAACTGCATGTTGTCAATCTCGGCTTGAAGTGCAGCCTTTTGTCTTTCAAGTTCAAGTTTGTCATACTCGTCTGCAATTTCTGCCATACGCTTACGATACTGCTCTTCAAGGTTTAGTTTCAGTTCGTTTCCTTGTTCTTCTGTGAGCAAGCCATCACTGACACGCTTGTTGATTGCATCAATTTCTTGCTGATGCTGAATGGAGAGTGAATCGTATCGCAACGTTTCTTCCTCTTGCGTCCCTTTCTTTACAACAGACAATTTGCTTTGGAGCAATTCAGAAGCAACCTTGATCCTGCGTTCCATTTCACTTTGCTCAAGCGAAGTGAGTGTACGCTCGTGCTGTGTGGTCAATGCTCGTATCTGCTGATTGATGGCTGTACGCATTTTGACATCATAGGCAGAATTTGATTTGTATTTGGCGAGTTTGTCTTGCAGCTGTTTTAGACTTCTCTCGTACGCAAGATTCTCTGCTTGCGTTTGCCGTTGATAACTGTCTTGAATTACGGCAATCATATCGTCTTGACCTTTCTGAACCTCTGCAAGCAAATCTTCTTGAAGTTTCTTTGTTCGTTCTCTACGCTTGTCTGCGGCTTGCTTTGCCGCATCTGCTCTCTGCTTCTCCTTTTCCTGATTAGCCTTTGTTTCTTCCTTGTTTACTTCATCAAGATTACGTTTCTGAAGATTATTGAGGTCTTTTACGAGTGCATCATATTCAGCCTTAGTAATTTTGTTATACTTTAACAACTTCTGAGCAAGTAAAATCTGTTGTTGGGTCTGCTCTCTGATTAAAGTTCGCTTGTATTCATATTCTCCAAGTGCAGCCTTACGTTCTGCTTCATGCTGTTCAGTTTGGACTTTGGTTAGCAATATCAAGCCATTCTGCAGACTTGCTTCAAAATCTTCTTGTGCTTTTTTCTTGGCATCTAACGCTTCTTTGTATTCTTCTTCGTCTTCATCATATTGCTCTTTGATTTTATCGAAATGCTTGGCGTAGTTATTGTACATCGTGGCATTATCAGTGATTGTCTGACGAGCGATTTCTTCCTTTGTCTTGCCATAGGCTTCCATCATTGCTCTTGATTGTTCAAGTTGATTTTGGAGTTCTTCCAACTGCTTTGCTTCTTCTTTTAATGCTTTCTTCTGTTCTTCACTTGATGATGTGAAGAATTGAAATGCTTTTACGAGACCATAGATAGCGGCAACTGCGGCTGCTATAATACCAATAAGCCATACGAGAGGATTGGCATACAAAACGGCATTGAATACAGCAGTAGCCGCAGATGCTGCACCTGTGGCAGTAGTTCCTGCGGCAGTTGCTGTCGTGGCTGCGGCTCTTGCCACAAGATACTGACCAAGCGAAGTGTTCAGCAACATTGTCTTTAATTGCAGGGCAGTGGTATAGAGTGCGCTTTCTTTCTGGAAAGCATTGTATATCTTAACGGCGGTAGAAACAGCCGTTATAACAATCATCATCTGTGAGAGTGTTTTCTGACATTCTTCACTCTTAAATCCTGCCTTTTCAAAAATATCTACCCATTCATTGAAACCGAATCCAAGAGAAGTTATGTCGTTTGCAAGATTCTGCATACTAAGTCCACCTTCATTTGATGCCGTGGCAAGAACTTCCCGTAGGTGTTCCGCTTTCTCTGCCATTGCATCAAACTCCGGGGTGTTCTCTTGGTTGGCACTTTTCATCGAGCGGAGTTTATCTACACATTCGTCAAGTTGAGCACCAAGCGAAGCCAAGGTCTGAGGATAGTTGCCGACATTTCTGTAATAGCGTTGGGTGGCTTCCTCCAAGCCTTTCAGTTCTGACGTGACTGCATTAATCTTGTCCTTGAGTGCCGTACCTTTTGCTCCCTCACGTTCAGCCTTGCTTAATCTGTCATACTCTGCCGTCAGATTTGACAACTTGGCACGAAGTTGAACAAGAGAACCCTCTTGCTCCTTTTCCACTTTCAGTTGATTGGAGATTTGTTTGGTCAATACACTGACAGCATTATTATATTGGCTCGTCAGTTGCTTTGAGGACTCCATCGCTTTGTGGTATTCTTCTTGGGTGATTTTGTTCTCTTTCAACTGGGTTTTGAGTTCTTTTTGCTTTTCCTTGATTTTGTCAATCTCAACACGGTATTGAGCAATCTTATTCAAGGCATCGGCATACTCAACCTGAATTTCTAATATCTTGGTGGTTACATCACTTTGTGCCATAGTCGGATATATTATGGTAGTTTAATCAATTCACATTTACATATTCCTTTACTATCACGAGTTATTGATATGATAGCGAAGTAAGAGTTGTACTTTTGCAAATACACAGGAACAGAGTAATCCAAATCTCGCAAGTCAAGTTCTGTGAGGTGAAACTGCTCTGTTACAACTATCGGCTTGTTGATAATGGTTTGCAAAGCATCGTATGACGGATTCTCATCAATGTTCTTAAATCCATTCCATACACGGAACAACATTGTATATGTACCTTGACCGATACACGTTGGTGGGTCTGTTATCGGTTCTTCGTATAGACATTCCTCGATAGGCTCAACAATGCCAATAGCAGGCTTTGCTTCAGAAAATGATGTGGAGTCATCGTCATTGAATTTCTTATACTTCATATCCTTGCCTGTATCGTATTGCGGTCTTGAACCATCTTGCAAAAATGCTCCGTAATATGGTACTTGTATCACGGTAGTCTCTTTATCCAATGTTTCATTATCGCATACAATACAGCCCATACCTGATGCATATACATCATCACCTTTCTCAGACTTATTTTCAAGGTCATCATTCTTCATCAAGTAGTAATTCTTTCGAGAAAATCCGGATACTGCGAAAGAAATCTTGTCAGGCAAGGTCATAACATTAGTCGCAACTTTCTTTGTCCAATCAACTGCCTTTCCATTGCTGATGTTACGATACAACTGATTGTAGTAATATGGGTATATCTCACCATCTGGATTTGAATTCGGAAAAGCACCCATCATATAATAAAGGGATTTGATGAATGTCAAGCAACTAACATCTGGTAGGTTTGTCCGAATATCAACTTCCCAACCTTTCTTTATGTCGTCTGAGATATTGCCAGCCGGAATAATCTTGAAATCGGACACTTCTTTTACGTCTCTTACTTCATCATTAATGGATATGAAGTAAGGATAAGTTTCGCTCGATGTGTTGAAATCATCTAACTCCAATCGGCTTCTGCCGTTTTCTTGACTGAAATCAAATTCAAAAATGGCAAATTGATAGAGATATTCTTCGTTTTTAACTATGTCATATCCTTTGCGCTTTCCCTCTATTGTTACTGCTTCATTATATACAATTTCTCCATTTGTGCTACTACCTTCCTTTAACTGGAATGTTCTGCGATATATTATCAGTTTAGGAACAACATCTTCTCTTGAAAATTCCGCAACGTTGTTTTTGAACCGAGTTCCGATATTACTACCGTCTATGGCAACCTTTTCCACTATGGCTCCAGCTTTCTTGAAAATGGTATATTTTCTCGTAGTACCTGATGTAGAACCATTATTTCCGATGCTATAATAGTTGTTGTTGGAACCTGGTGTAAAATCAAAACTCAGGACATTATAAGCTCTGCAATCGTCCCAAACTTTTAATGCCACACCCCAAAATGAGTTGTTCAATACAGCAACATTTTTGAATGTACCTGTACGTGCTTCATACTGAGCATCTGTCAATTCTCTATTCACAAGTGGTACTGCACCAAAATTAATCAAAGAGTCTCCACTCACATTGACAAACTTGTGAGAGGTGCTATCCCAATGTTCAGCACCATTGAACGAAGATCCGAAGTTGAATTTTGTGCCAAAGTATTCATTGATGGCTTTAACAATCAAATATATCGGAATTACCGGCAATGCTGATGAGCCATAATCTCGTTGGTATAAATACTGCTCGTTATTATACCAATACGAGCCCTCACTCGTTCGCCAAGGAATAAAGTAAGTCATTTCATTATGCCAATTCGCAGGGCGAGGATTATCTGTCATAACACCATAGCGAGCAACACCTGTGATTGTCGGCAATTCTCTAAGCGAAACATCATAGTCTTTCAGCGTTTGCATACCTTTGACTACTCCCCAAGTCATCACAGCCTGATAGCAAGTGTCTATCGTATCTATATACAAGTTCGCATCTTGGAATAACATTATGCCATTGATACTAAACTCTGCATTAAGTTTCTTGCGAGTCATATTGGACTGCTTCCTGACATCTTCGGCAGATTCTAATGCAATACGATTGTTCAAGGTCATAGGCAACTTGAACGTATAAGAATGAGAGCAAGTAATCTTTGACACATCGCCAAACAAGTTGCTCTTGAACACTAATGAAATGCCACTTGGCGTGTTCAAGTCCAACTTGACCTTTTCTCCGTTTTTGATGACAAACAATTCTTCAACCATAATTACAGACTTTGTGCGTTTGTTGGAGGTAGAGTGAAACTAATCTCTAAATCATGTAAGCATTGCTTATTATCATAGTCAATGCTACTTGCAACGATATTGACTGGCACCCATATTTCAGTTCCAGCTTTAGTTTTGCCGACATACAAATCAATAATTGGAGATGCTATAATCGATGACACATAATCAAAAATATCCTCTTCAAGTAGTGGGGCGCAGCACTTAACCGTTGTCGTTGCTTCTATGTGAGTAGTTCTTTCGTGATTGGCAAAATACAATCCACCTACAGAGTAATCTTCAATCACAGTATTTGACCCAAGTTTGTTCTTTACCGTTTTCTTTCCCTTGTCAAACAAGTAATACTGATACATACCGCAACGGTCAATCCAACGTAGATAATGACCATTGGTGCGGTTGTCGATTATGAGTTTGGTTATGGTAGAGTATTCTCCCGACACAAAGAATGTGTAATCAAATGTTGTGTCAAACACTGACGTCTTGTCATTGGTTGAAACACCTTTCTGTTTATACGTTACAGACTTCACAGCATTCGGGAAAGTGATAGAAGGACAAACCTCAAAGATGCCAACCTCATAACTACGGCCATAGGGTATTTCAACCAAGTCTTGAAGTTCGCTATCATACCTAACCAATCGCCCAGTCATTGTTGCCCAAACCATATCAGTGCGAGCAACGCCATTCTTGTTATAGGCTTCCGGGCCGTAAACATAAGGCGGATTTGCAGTCCAATCCTCGTAAACGTTGTTCTCATCAGAGCAACCATAGAATTTATTCTCTGAACGCACAAACGCTGCCCCTTCAAGATTTACTCCTTCTGTAAAATCATTTATCGTTCCACATTCTTCATCTTCCACGCTGTCAAATATTGAGAATATCAATGGGTAGTGAACGAATTGATTTTCATCGTAAGGCATACCGTCATATCGTGCTTGGATAGCCTTATCCTCTGATGCGCCAGTGTGGGCAAACATTGATACGGTAAATGGGAAGTTCTTAAACCAAATACGCCTGCGCTCAAGATATGGCTTCTTTCGGTCGTAGTTGAATGCACCGTAATATGAAAACCTTTCACCGACCGAAATATTCCCCCATATAGCGATGAAACTTTGGCTCCACACAACTTCATTATATGCTTTGATTGTTACAGTCAAATCAAGACTTCGTTTCCAGCGTACATCATCAAAGAACAACTCCAATAAGCGAGACATATATATGCGAGTACCGCCATTATAAAGTTTGCAGTCCATTTCGTATTCTTTCTCTCCTGATAATGTAGTTCCTTTCACAGAGAACTTCAATGATGTCGGGAATGGTATTGTGTTGCTTTCTCCTGTCCGAGCAAAGTTTACATACAATGGGTTGAACACAAATACCACTCTGTCGGGATAAGTGATATTTGCGTTACCAGCGTATTTGCCGTTACTTTTTATAGAAACATTTTCTGTTCTCATATTAGTTTTGCTTATTGATTTCTGCTATTGTGTTAGAAGTAAAGATGATTAATTCGTTGCCGAATGTTTCAAGTTCATCCCGTACTGCCGAAGTAAAGATGTCGTTGTAGCCATTATCCCTATACAACTTCGTCCCCTCTTTCATAATCTTGTATGCTATTGCTCCTGCCATAGAGTTTAGTCCTCGTTCATGTGGAGAATACTTGCTTTGCCTTTTCTTAGTTGGGATAGGAGTTACAGATATGCCTTTGTCTATAATCCACTGCTTGATAATGTCTCGGAAGCGATATGGCACTTTTCCGGGTTTCTTTCCGTGTTCCATCACGAGAAACGACTTGCTGCCGAATAGTGTACCAACATTGCCATTAACTTCTACGAAAAGTGATGCAACAGAACGCCCACTGGCATTTCTTCCATTGTCAGCCATCGCTTGGGCAATCTTCCCTTTGACATTTTCAAGATGCCGCTTCAACATATCTTGTACGCTTTCCATTATCTGATAGGCAATTTGTTGAATTTCAATTATTTTCTTGTAATTTCTTCATCACAGATACTTATACCTTTGGCCTCTGTCAATGTCGGTTCAATCACAATGCCGGTAACATTCACATCAAGATAGTCATACAGCACACGGTAGGTCAGATTGCCACTGATTGGACTGAATAAGCCACTACTATTGAGAGATAGAATAAATCGTATGCACAAACGTTTCATTGCTTCAATTATGCCGTCATTCTCAATACCATTGAAGTCAAACTTTGTGTTGCATACAAATGCTATTTGAGAGTTCGGACTGTCCTTTACATCTTTCCAAGTAATATCTATTGAGCCTGATGGCGGAAGAACATACACAATAGTCGGCTTACGAACATTGTCAAGAGAAACATTGGCTTGCGCCCAGTTCGCAAACATATACTCAACCTCCTCGCTCATTGATTCAACGATGAAACGAATCTTGCTTTCTACTGTTCCAAGAACATTGTCTTTATCTAATCCTGCTTCCATTACTTCCTTTTGATTTTGTTCATATACTGCTTGTGCAATCTTGATTCATACTCGCTTTTCTCGTTGTCGTTCTTCATACAGGTGTAAATGCGAATCCAAGGAATAGCATAAACATCATCGTGATTTGTGATACCCATTCGCCTTGCATACCAATCAACAACGCCAAATGTCCCGAAATTTAGGCTTTCTATACCTGCTGCTATTTCTTCTGAAGTGTGAGACACCTTTATGTTTGAAAACAGAGTATTGATACGCATAACCTCTTCCTTTACAAAATTGAGAAAGCCGAACACATCAAATACATTTACCTCATACGCATCAACGGGGTCTATGTCAAGAAGAATGTTAAGAACTTTTGTTCCGGGATCATCTGTACTCCCAATACGACTAAGGTCATCAAGTTTGCCATAACTTATCATATTCAAATTTGTCATAACCTCTTTGCCACAAATGAAGTCAGGCTTCTTTGCGTGAGACAATGTTTCCATCAACTCCATTTGATGTTCTTCTTTGCAACATTGCGCCAAAACGAGAAACTCTCCATACGAGGTTACTCTAACTCTGTGGCTATGTATATCGGGAAATGTCATATTCAAATTTACTGATTATCTTAACGTTATATTATTTATGTAAATCTAACAAGATGAACGCTTTCGGTCAGCAATTACTTTCTTTCTATCCCATACTTATAGACTGTGGGCTTTATTGCATCATTTGCACCATTGTGATAGTTCTCCACCATTCCTGTCAAAACATCAGGGGCATCATCGTGAGCATTCTTGCCAACCTTTCTATATCCTTTCACCGCCCTTGCGAATTGCGACCATCTGCGCTCCCAATCAGAGGGAAAGAAGATTAGGTTTTGAACTTCGGCAGAGTGGCTGAAGATGCGCACATTCTTATTCAGACCTTGACTAAACGTTACAAATCTCATTCTATTTGCGGCAGAACCACCGGCATACCTAACAGACCGTTCAACATTGCGTGCAAATCCACGACCACCATTGTTGCTTTCAACCTTAACGTAGGTTGTTTGGTTCTTCAACAGCATTTCGGCTGTCTTGGGTTCTGTGAACTCCATTGGCTTGTCTGTATATAAGACATCTGTGACATACATACCGACCTTAGTTTCCAAGTAACAAATTGAGCACAAGAAGTCAGAGCCAGTATCGGCTGTATCTGTGTAGTTCTTTCGTATGCCTGGTTCCATTGGCAAAGCATCGTATGTTCTCAACGTTGAGTACATCAAGCCTTCAAGCGGTTGTGGGTTCTGCATATACTGCGTATCAAACACATACTGGTTGGCGACTTCTATCTTGCGCAGTTCTTCCAAAGAATGCTTGAATGGCCATAGCGGTTGCTCGTTTCCATCTTCATCATAGTAGATACACGGAATGCTTAACATTTCCCATTCATTTGGCTCTATCTCTTGCAAGTAACCACACAAATCGTGTTCGTGCAGTCTTTGCATAATAATGATGATTGGAGTTTCACGAGAATTGACACGGTTGCGAATTGTGGTTTCAAAGTGCTGATTAACCGATTCTCGTGCATTGTCATTCAATGCCATATCAGGCTTGATAGGGTCGTCAATGATGATTGCTCCACCGAACTCAAAACTATTGTCCTCATTGCCTACTGAACCAGCGCCAAAGCCGGTTACCTGACCAAGTGAAGATGTGGCATACAAACCGCCACCTTGATATGTGTCCCAACGAGTTTTGGTATCTGAACTTCTACCAATCTGCACATCAAACAAATTCTGATACTCTTGCGAGTTGATGATATTCTTTACTGCAACCGAGTTGTCAAGTGCAAGCAGTCCTGAATAAGATAGATGAATAAACTTTGCTGCCGGATTGATGGCGAACCCCATTGCAATGAAATTCTTTACAGCAATCTCTGTTTTGCTGTAGCGAGGTGCGATGTTAATCAACAGTCGCTTAACCTTGCCACGGAGTACATCGTTCAATTTGTCGCATATCAGTCTGTGATGTCTACCGACAACAAACCTCTTTCCGTTATTCTGCGAATGAAAGAAATAACGAGTGAAGTTGAGAGAGTCAGCAAGCAACCAACTGCGTAGCAAATCATCTGAACGATACTCCATAGCATTTAATACGTTTCTTCAAGACCTTTGATAAACTCCGATGCTTCTTCTTGGCTCATCGATTTGTTTGTGGTAATGTTGGCATTAATTATCTGTCCCTCGATATAGCCACGTTGTTTGCCTTTCGTCTTTAAGAAGAATATAATTGCAGTCAAGTTGCCCTCATTGATTTGTTGCATCAACTTGGTTTCACAAAGGTCAATCAGTCCTTCTTCCACATCACACATCATATTGTGTAACTCCGGATAGCGTTTGCGCCACCTGTCAAGCGTCTTTCTGTCAATATTCAGTGATTCGGCACACAAACTAAGATTGCCTGCCGATTTCTTATAAACAGCCACTACTTTCTCAAAGGGAATATTGTTGTAGCGGTTGTCTTCAACTTGCTCTTTATGTTCTTCCATTTTTTTATGTGACATTTGGGGCGGTTAAATTTTTCGTTATGCTGTTGATTTATATCTGCTGTATTCTGGTCTGAAAGGTCAGGGATTCATCATTTATGCAAAAAACTCTTTGCGACAAATGGCGCAATCAAGCGCCATTACTTCATTTCGGATGAGCTGTATTGTGAATCGTTAGTTCAAGCCATCTTTTTGCACTTAGGCTTTATGAACTTCACAAAGTCATAATCAAGAGTATTCATCAACTTCTCTATGTTCCTTATAGGCATTGTACGAGATCCATTCAAGAACGTGGAAAGACCAGCTAAATCAATCTTTGATTCTTCTGCGACATCTTTAATCTTCATACCTGCATTTTCTATCGCTTGACGAAAAATAACCGGAAGTTCTATTGGAGGAATTATTGATGCGCCTGATGCTTTGGGGCCAACTGTTAGATTTAACTCATCAAGGGCAACTATGAACTTTTTGTATGGTAGGGACCTTGTGCCTTTTAAGAAAGCGTTCAAATTCGGAGTGGCTACTCCGATTATTCTGCTAAATGAATGTTGGGAATATTGTGATGCTTCAATCGCCGTTCTTAACCTTTCTCTTACCATAATATCATTTTTTCTATTGCAAAGTTAATCAATAATTATCATTTATGCAAATTATGATTATATAATACCATTGTAGATTGTTAAATTTTGCATCGTTCAAATAACAATGTTAAATCTATTCATTATCATTTATGGTTCAGCGGATTGCCTATGTCGGGAAAATTTTGTACCTTTGTGTCAAGTTTAATATCCAACGTCCAAAAATCCTCTTTTGAGGTCATCTTTTGGGTTTAGGAATTAAATCTTATTTGCATATAGGCAGGCTAACCCGTGAGGGCTGGTCTGCTTTTGGTTTATGTGGTTTCTCCAACAACGCAGACTTGATTAGTCTGTACCGATTTCCGATATTCTATCGCTGATGAACGAGCTTCGTTCAGTTTGGCAATAACATCACTTACAGATATGCCATAATCCAGTTTGTGAAAAGGAACATCGTTGCAAGTGAGATACATACTGCCATTCATCTCTGTTACCTGGAATTGAGAATTGATGTATGATAATTCCTTACGCTCGTTATTCTCTTTATGCGTGCTTCTTATAGAAGACAGTAAAGAGGTTATTTTTTCGTACAACATACCTGTTAGAATTGTCTGATGAACCAATTGCGATACTTACTCCAAATGGAGATTACAAACTCACCCATAAGCGACATAAAGACTGCGATGGCGAGTATTGGAGATACGATTATCATCTGGAGCCAAATCAAGGCTTTTCCAAGCCGACTTCTTCTAACTGTTACTTTCTTTGTTTTCATCTTTTTGTTTTGGATTTAGTTAAATACTTATTTGCATATTGATGTTTACTTCTTTTTCATAAAAGGCAATCTTCTTGGAAGAATATATGTCAAGGCTATTATCCCTCCGAATAAGACAAGATAGAGGAGGAGTAGAACATTCCACCAAATTGCCTTTATGATATTTAATGCTTTCTTCATCATTGTTCGTTTCTAAGAAGTTTGCAGATATATTCGCCAAACTCATCTTGGATTTTGATGGCACTTTCTGCCGATAGGTTTAATCCGCCAGTACTTGTAAGATGCCCGAACCCTCGGACAACCATTAACAGGTTTGCGCCATTATAAATATCTCCATTGGAATAGGTGATGTTTGGATTGCCAATAGACTTACTTTCCCCATTTATGATTTGGCAAGTCCGTTTCATCAACCTTTCCGGATTATTTATGCAGTCAGCGACCATCAGTGCCATAACATCATTTGATGACCAAATGAATACTCCGTCTGTTCTAAACGGTCTTTGGTATATATCAAGAGCATTCATACTTATTGACTTTTAATGTTTTTTGCTATATGTAAAGTTATTGATTTTTAGTGAGATACGCAATGTTTTACAGCGTTATTTTTCTGATAATCAAAATTTTATTGGGTTTACATTCATCGTCTTCAAATTCACAAATGCTCCCTGATAATCAATGCCGCCCTCTGTTATCAACTTCCATAGCAAGTTGCAACAGACTTGCGCCATCATAGAATTAATAAACAAATCTTGCTTTGACAATGCTTCTGCAAGCGAGCAAGACGGACCGCTATCATTTTCATCAACTTGGGTAAGGTCAAACAATTCATCAACACATTTGAGGGAACAGACTGCTTCAACGCTATCGCTTTTAGGTTGATTGATAGTTTGGATTGTACCAAGTACCACTTGACCTCGGTCTGTCTGATTTCCGCAGTCAATCCAATAGTATGGAGTTCGTATATCATCATTACCACAATAAGAACGAATGTATTCGCCTATGGAAATCCTTGAATAGACATTATCAACACAAGTGATTGTGATGTTGTATGTATCCGCATTATTGAAGGGATAACGTTCTCTGCAACTTTTCCAATCAACTCCGAAGAAAGAATTAATTCGGTCAATCAAAACCATTGATTTGGATAACCCCACATCTGAAAGGCTGAACAACTGTCTGCCAATGTTTGCTTCTGTTACCATATCATCATCATACAACGTAACGTGGATGCCCGGATGCCCAAGTTTATATAAGGCATAGTCAATTCTTGCTAATTCGGTCATCACTTGGCTTCCTGTTCCACCTGCACCGATAACAGCCACAGAAAGGCGGTGCTGAGGGCTTAGGAGATAATTATGTGAGAAATGTCGTTTCATCGTAGTATGCTCTTTAATGAATGAATACTCGGAATAAGGACTTCGTTTGGAAACTTGCTTCCGCTTTCAATCAAATGCTTTGTCAGCGTTGCCAAATTTCCCTTTATTGGATTTGCATCAAGTATATGGGAGAACTCGGACATCCAAAACATCTTTTCCCAGTAGCATATCAAATTATCGAATGTTGATTGTTTGGGAGCTTCCACTTTGGAATTGCCAAGGCATACTCCAGTTTCAGATACATTCATAAATGGGGCTTTATACAATTTCCCTTTGGGCTTGTTCCCTTTGAAAGCCATAACACTTAATTTTCCATTGTCTGCCACATACAACAGTCCTGGTACTGACATAACTCCATTCGGAATACCCAAGGATTGTATAAAATACACTTGCCTTGTTTGTGGAGGGTTGTACCAAACCAATTTTGTGCGTCCTGGCGTTGTGTCAGCATATAAAAGGTTTGAGGGAACCGTTCCGTGAATGCCATAATCAAAATTCTCATCATCAACGGCAATCACATTCATTATATCAACAATACATTTCTTTGTTAGAGGAGTGCCGGAGGTCATTTGCCCATTGACAATATCTCTGCGTTCAAGATACAGGCCAACATTGCTATCAGTACATTCATATACAACAACAGCCATCTTCGGCTTATACACATCATTTATCAATCTCGTAAGTTTGTTCATAATTCCAACGCGCTTGGTTGTACTTTGCCATATACTCAAACCACTTATTTGGAAAATCAGAGCCAATAAATGGTTTATCGTAATTTGGCGTTATCAATTTCTCATCATATAATTCTTCTGCATAGGTATCACAACCATTATTGTTAAGTATGTCAATCACACTGTTTACAATAGGGTCATTGTCCTCATCGCCATAACAAATGGCACACAGTCTGTCTATTGAAAGGAAATCTTCATAGTAATCATCTTCGACATTAAAAACTTCCAAATTGCATTGGTTCAGGCTATGGCGATAATAGCGAATGCTCTCGTCTGCCATCAGTTCTATACCCTCAAAGGCAACTTTGACCAATTCTGCAAGTTCTTTATTTGGTGCATTGCTTATTAGAGAACAAATTCTGTCATAGTTGCAACGATACGTTTCTACCAGCATTTGCCAAGATGATGATTCTATCTCGTCAAATAGAGCCTTTATATCACCCTTTATGTATCGCAAAGCAAACTTTTCATATTCATCGTCTCTCTCGTCTTTATCAACATAGTCAAAATCGTCTATGATGCCGAGAGAAAAAGCAAAATCACAATTGTCTTCTGGGAAAGCCATTCCCATTGTTGCACGAATCAGAGAAACGAACTCGCAGAAAAATGTTCGATATGGTTGTGCCATACTTTCAATGAACTTTACAGGGATAAATGCACAAGTGTATGGAGGATAATCACATCGAGCATACTCAACGAATACAAGTTCTTTGCTGTCATAATCATAATTGATGATTATCTCGTTGTCAGCAGGACAACAACTTTTCATGGCTTTATACAAATGCTGAATTTGTTCAAACGGATGTCCTTGTGGAACTTCTGTGCAAAATGAATTGTGTGCTTTGCAATAGGAGTTTGCACATTGTTGCAATCGGTCAATATTTGATTTGACATCTATGCTTTCTTCACCAAGAGTAAGACGAGACTTCCCATTCTCATCTTTTAGAGAAATACCATATTCACTATATGTGAGATTGTTGAAAATGGGAAGTTCGTCAAATCTTTGATTCAGAAAGGAACGTTGCAATGCTTTTTGCGTAATACTCTTGGCGGTCTTTCCATTACACGAAGCGTTTCGTCTCTGTTTTGTTCTTCCAAGAGCAACCGACCTATTTGCTGTAACAACTTCCATTCTTTTGAGGTCTTTGTTTTGTCTTTCATCCTTTGGTTCCTACCGTAGTCTTGAACTCATACACTGCTTGGTCGTTTTCTATAGTAGGACCAAAGACATTGCTCGTTGTAAGTTCCGGATATTGATTGGAGTAATATGCCATTACCTCATCTGGTGTCATATCACTATTCGGATCTGCGAGAAGTAATTCACGATGCTTGAACACACGAGGGAATACTTTTACGTTCAGTGCCATTATTCTTCACCTCCTTCCTCATCGTCAGTGGTTTCCTGCTTGGTTTCTTTTGTTCTGCCGATTTTCACGTTCTTTCCATCAGACTTGTCTTCTACTGCTCCGAACATTGTTCCTACTCCAGACATCTTGGCTACTTCTGCTTCAAGTTTGTCAAGTGAAGATGTGTCTTTGTCTGATACGACTTTTCGTGCGTTTGTGATACAAGTTAAAGCGTCTCTGAACTTTTCTTCTTTGAGGTTCTGCTTCGCAAGTGATACCCATTCGTTCATTTCCTTTTTCTTCTTTTCTTCAGCAGCCTTTTTATCGGCTTCCATTTTTGACTTTGCTTTGGCCTCTTCTTGCGCCTTTTCATACAAAGCCATATTGGAGAGTAGTTCGCAACTTTTGGCTATCGGAGCGGTTATCGCATCAAGAAAGCCATTGTCAAGGTCTTCTGCCGAACCAGTAAGGTTTAGCGGAATAATTTTACCCTTTGCGGTATCTTTCACGAGGTTGTTTCCGGGAAGAACGCTTACGACCAGTTCTTCTCCCTTTTTTGCTATGGTGATAGTTACGGTAGAACCATCGCCAAGCATTTCATTTAATGTCTTGAACATTTCCATAATTGCTTTTTGAGTTTAGGTTGTTATTATCTTCTGATCCACCTAAGAAGTGGAACTCTGTTTCGTAATAGTCATCAGCGGACAGAACTATTTCATCGTTATAGTACATATCCATAACTTTTTGTCGTGCATCAATGCCACAGCCAAGAGGTAGTTCTACTTCCACAACTTTCTTGAGGGTTTCAAGCACTTCCACTTTGTACTTTACTTTGGGAAGTGCTATTGCTTTGTTTACGATTTCTTCCATTCTAATTAAATCTTATTTGCATATAAGCAGACTTTATTGTTTGCCCCAAAATGTATTTGTGTTTTCACCCATTCGGCATAGAGCATCACCGAGGTTGTTGATTGCTGATTGAATATCACAAGCAGTGGTTCTCGCTTCTTGTCTTTTGCTCCAAAGCTCATCTTCTTCCGATTCATCAGCATCAGGATTACGTCGCAACTCTTTCATCTGTTTGTCCATTGTATCATAGACAGCAACAACTGCATAGTAATCATCAATCAACTCCATACGTATCTTTTTGATTGCTTCTATCTTTTCTGAAAATTTTGCTTTAACTTCTGAATTCATATCTTTTTCTTTTTAGTTAGTTTGTTATTTTGGATATTCAAAGTTAGCGATAATTATTTGATTTACAAAGTGTTAAACAATTTATTTTCAGACACTTACGCAGATTTTTTCATTATCTTTGATGCAATTTTAGAGGTGGATTTTCATATTGGTCTATACGAACTATTATGAAATGGAACAATCTTCATCATTTCTCTAAACCTATCAACAACTCGTTCTCCATAATGGTCTCTTATCTGGAACAACTGCTTCTTTTCGCTTTGGACTAAATTGGTAGTGATGATTGTAAGCCTTTGGCGATTATACCTTTCTTCAAGCAAATCTCTAATTGGAGTATAAACCATTCCGTATGAAATTATCTCCGCAGGTTCTTCACCAACTTCATCAATTGCAAGAAGTTCCTCGTTGAACAATTTAAGATATAACTCCTCTTTACCTTTATCAACAGCCATCTTCGCAATATCTTTTGCGTTCTTGATTGTAATGGTAATCCGCTCCGATGAAGAACTTGAATCATATAGATAGTTTATGAGATTGCACATAGCCTGCATCAATGTAGTTTTGCCATTTCCATATAAACCGGTCATCATAAATCCGAGCTTGCCATTTTTATCGCACAGCCATTCTGCGGCTATTCTTATATGCTCCTTCGTTGCATCGTCAAGAATCATTTCCTTGTGCCTTCGTCTCACCTCTGCCACATAGGCGGCATACAGCGCATTGGCAACTTGTGCAAATGGCAAATCAATACTAAATCGTGTCGGTATAATCTTCCGCACTCCGAGCCGATGAATCAGCTCCTCTACGCTTAGCGTATCTATCGCTTTGTTGGGTTTCATAATTATTCTGTGTTACAGTTTTCTTATCGTCATATTTGCCTTCAAGGATTTTAACCCAGTTAGATTTGTGTATTATCCAATCAAAATCCGCACTCCAAGCACGGTTGTTATCACCTCGTAGGAATGATGACGATTGCGCCCTGTCAAAAATCTCTTGAACTTTCTCATACGTTCCACCAATGTCGTCAAACCATATTCGTATAACTTTCTTGCGCTTTTCGGTGAGTTTTACAATTTTAGGGAAGCCCTTGCATCTGTCATTAAACAACTTCACGACAAATGAACAATCCAATTCTGTCGCTTTTGGAGTTGGTCTTTCAGATACGAGTATATCTTCTTGCGTAAACAGACTGTTGGAGGGCGTTTCTCTTATTTCAACACATTTCTCTTTCTTGGGTGTGGTTGCACTTTCCTCAATCGAAACAATCTCGGAATTTGCGTCTTCTTGGTATATTTCCCAATTCATTATCGTAAGTATGGAGAACGCTCCCTGTGGCTTAACCGAGATTTCTCCAGATTTGGCAAATCTGGAAATAATGGTTCTATATCGCCTTTCTGATATGCCAAGTTCCTTGCATACCGTAGAACGTGAAACAACCAGTTGCCCTGGCTTTATATAGACACCTCGCCACATTCTTTCATCGACATTGGCATTGCATAAACACCATATAAAGAAAACTGTCATATCGTGTTCACTGAACCATTCCCAATCAACGATGGATCTATATATTTTTAGCCAGCCTGATTTCATAATGGTATCTATTTTGACGGTGCTGCATAATCATCATATTTGTTTAAGGTGATGAGATAATATTTGCGAACTTTATCTATTGTTATGCAACCGCTATCTTTCAGCCTACGCATTGCAGTGGATAGCCTTTGGGAAGAAATGCCGAGGTCTCTCATTAGTGTACTACGGAGTACCATAGATTGACCTCTTTGCAAATTATGCCCGAAAACGACATCACCATTTAAACTTGCATCAATCAATAGGTAGATATACAGACTGACAGTCTCAGGTGAGCAAATCCACTCAAAACTCAAAAACGACTGGTTCAATATTATTTCAGACTTATACATACTATTCTCTTAAATAATCGGTTATCAGTTTCTCAAATTCATCAAGCGATTTGCACACAACGTACTTGTTGCCGTGCTTCTCTACACCAGACTGCCATTCCTTTTGCTCTTTGGATTGATAGTTCCCTGGCTTTTTCATTTCAATGTACAATGCGTTAAATCCATGCCTTGACACTGACAAACATAAGTCTGCGACACCCTTTACAACACCTTCAAGTTTAAGTTTCTTCCCTTGCCATTGTGTACACTTGCGTTCATTTGCAACATGGAACAGAACACCGTCTCTCCATAATTGAGGGTGGGTAAATTGAAACCACCTTATGCATGATTGTTGTATCTGGCTTTCAGATAGTCCGCTTTGCGCTATCTCCTTTGCTTTCTTTGCAGGTATGGGTGTACCTGAAATAATTGCATTGAGCAACGTTTTGTTGTATTTATCGTCTTTCCTCATAATAATCAGAAATAAACATTTGTAAGTTGTCTTTCTCGACCACCGCTACTTGAACATACAGCATAAAGCCCTGGTCGGCTTTCTGTCAGTTTCAAATCTTCAACCTTGCCAAATCGTTGTATGTTTCCACACAAATCTACAACCCATGCACATTCCTTGTCTGGGTGTGGTCTAATCGCCCTCCCTATAATTTGATAGTATAGCGCAAGCGACATTGTTGGTCGTGCAATCACGATTGTATCAAGTTCGGAATAGTCATATCCAGTTGTGAGAACTCCACAATTAGTCAATACTTCAAACTTCCGTTCTTTGAAGTCAGACAATATCTTGTCTCGTTCTTTTGCAGGAGTTTTTCCACTAACCATTTTACAATTTGGAATAACCTTGCACAATGCTTCACTTTCTTCAAGGAATTTGGTGAACACAAGTATTCCTCTGCGTGGCTTACCGTCTTTCGGTCTCATCAGTCGTGTAACAATGTTAATGAGGTATGATTGGAGATTTACATACTGCATTTGTAACTTCAAATCTTCCTCATCATAATCCATTCCAGTGGTATTGCGTTTCACTCTTGACGGTTCAAGAATAGTCATATCAAAGTATCTCATCTTTGAAAGATAACCTCTGTCAAGCAAAGTGCATATATCTACTTGATAAATCACGCTGCTGAATATTCTTGGGCGAGTTCGTGTAAGGAACTTCAAGATACATACAGGCTCTCCTTTCTCATTCCGAGTGGAACACAACCGATAGGGCGTAGCTGTCAAGCCAACAATCTTTCTGTCTGCACAGTCAAAGAAATCCCTATACATACCACCTCTTGGGTTAGTCACATGTGCTTCATCTACTATGATGTATCTGAATTGATTGAAATCTTCCATATTAGACATCACACTACCAATGGTGGCAAAAGTGATGCGCTTAATCTCCTTGCTGTTGAATGATGCAGAGTAAATTGCACAATCCTCAACTCCGTAACTTTTTAACTTAGCAAAGTTTTGGGCTAAAATCTCCTTGCTCGGCTGAAACACAAGCACCTTATCGTTAAGCCGATATGCAATATCCGCAAGTACGAGGGATTTCCCACTACCGGTAGGCAAGACCAACAGACCATTATTTTGAGCCTTGCTTTGGAAGAACTTGATGGCCGCATCACTACTGGCTTTTTGATAATCTCTTAACTGATACTTCATAAGAAACGTTTTGCTTTAGAAATTTCAATCTCACACTGCCTTAGCAAAGAGCCTTCTTCTGCCGTTGGTAGGTAAATCTCAGCATATTTGGAAGACCAATTACGGATCCTATCGATACATACCGACATTTCTTCTGTTGTGAGTGAAGATGTTGAACGACAACGTATTCTTTTTTCTCCAGTAAACTTATCTACTGATGAACTCACTATGAATATATCCGGATTGACAAGCACCTTAAAGTATTCTTGCTTTACATACGTTGGGTCTTCACCATATACAGCAGCAAAGTAATCTATTAAGACGTGGCAGTACGCATTTTGGTTGAGCGTTCTTTGTCGCTTTGTGTGCAACTCCACTACATCATTTCTGTCTGCAAGGAGTTGCGCACGAGCGAGGAAATTTGCTCTGTCAAGGTCATTCTTACAATCGTAGAGCATAGGTCAATTAGAGCGGGTCGCCACCAACATATCCTTGTTGTGGAAAATATCCATTATTCGGTTGCTGATATATATTCGGCTGTGGCTGGCTTTGCGGTTGCTGTACTTGCTGTTGGGCAGGTTGTACGACAGTCTGGCTTGACGATGTTGATTGTTGTCCTTGGCGTTGATACAGCTCAACCTTGTACGGCCTCAATTCATTAATGATTTTGCTGATGCCAGATTGGTCTGTGTACGTTCTCCCTTGTAGGTCAAAATACACATTTACTATTTGCCCGATTTGGAACTTATCAAGTTCATCACATCTATCTCCCATAAAAACGAATTGAGGAGTGTTCTCTTTGTCTGTTACAGGTTCTCCAGTATTTGGATCATATTTACGAATGGAGATAACGAGTTCTCTGAGTTTGTACGCATTGCCACTACGAGATACAAGATTGCGAGTTTCGCTAATGGAAACAATTGCGCCGGTAATGAAATTTGCCATTTTGTTTATAGTTATTGATTAGTAATACTTTTATCCCAAGCCATCAATACTCTGATAGCATCTTTGCTCTTTCTTGGCACTTCAACTATTGTTGAACGACCATATTTAGGTTTAGGCAACCATATTGCATAAAGCCGAGGAACTTTTAATTCGGAATTTTGCATTTCAAACAGGTTGGCGTAAATGGATAATTGCCAAGACAGATACTCCATATCCAATTTTGAAGTAGTCTTTATATCGGCAAGCGAACAATCGTCGAATACAATATCTATTGAACTTGCATATCTCATTTCATCAGATACTAAGTACTCATTTGACAATGTAGTGAGATTGTTCTCTTTTTTGATTCTGCAATAATCCACAACCGATGGATTGTCGCTTTCAACACCAAGACTATCCACGAGTTCTATTTGTTCGTGAATGTTGTGTCCATATTCAGCCGCTTTTGCGAGAATACTTGGGTCAATACCGATGTACTTGTCTGCAAACAATGTACGATGCAGGAGAGATGTTATCCCTGAAAGTTTTGTTCCAAGGAAATCGTATGTGTGAGATAACTCATCAAACACGACCTTTGATTTTACTAACTCTATCTTACTCATAGTCCAATCTCCTTTTTACGAGCACTCATACATTGAGAGAATATGGGGTTTGATTTCAGTTGTCCACTGAATGTGTTCCAAACCGTTACCAACGAATCTTTATCATTGGCGGCAAGCATCGCATCAAGAGCCTGAACAAGCAGTGCGTCATTGACGGCATCAAGAGACTGTCGTATCTCCGCTATAGTCTTGGGGCGAGTTTCCGGTGGAGTGACAGCATCTGGATCCTTTTCTTCCTTTGTCGGAATTAGCAACATCTGCATAAGTGCGTACTTCAACGCTATGCTCATCGCCTTATTCATTCCCTTGTCGGCAGAGTCCATGGCTTCACCAACATTAATTGCAATTACTTCTGACGCATCTTCGGCTACGAAATGAAACTTAATCTTTGCCCGTGTAAAGTAGAGTATTGAGCCTTTTGCCGTGGTCTTCTCCGAAATGCTGTATTCCAGTGTTTCCGGCAGAATGAACACTCCATTATTGGCAAACAATGTGTGGAGTTCATTCATCACGCTGTCTATGCCACGAAACATAAAACCTTGCTGCTGGTTCTTTTCACATTTGGCTATAGCTTTGGTTTCTTTCATAATCGTGGCTATCTTTCCATAAATCAATGGAACCACATCTTTTGTGTTTTCTCTGTTTTGCATATAGTTTAATATCCAATTAATTTGTGTTTTGCTTGTTTGATAACTAATATTATCATTTATGAATAAATAGATAATATGGATTAGGTTCCAACTTGGCTGTTCCGATAGTAGTAGTGTGCTATCGATTTCGTATCATTGACAGAAAGCCTTGCTATTCTGGAGTCTGTGCGAGTGTTTTTTACAATATCAGCAAGATTGAACCGCCATTTGGTGTTACGTGCGCCATCTGGCTTGAAATAACGGATTTTACCGTCCTCCATTAAGGATTCAAGTCGTTTCTCTCCGCCTACCAAAATCACTGCCTTTTTCCAAGAAATTTCTTGCTTTTCTGCTCGTTTGAGAAATGATAGATATTTCTTAACGATTGCTTCTACTGGTGTGATTTCCATATCAACTCACTCGTTTAATTCTAACCGTCAAATTGTTGTCATCGCACTCGCTGTCAATGATTTCAACGTCCCAACCCTGACGCTTATAGTCCTTGCGTAATCGGTGGATTGTTGCATAAACCGAAGACCTCTGCTCCGTAGGGAACTCTGCCACTTCTCCAATTCCAAGCATTTTCAATGTTGGAGCAATTGGAACGGAGGGAGCCACAGAAACTCCCTTTCCGAACTCTGGAGTGATTTTTCGCTTTGGTGGAGCGTAAATTGCAACGCTCCTCTTTCTGTTTTTTAGTTCGTCCATTACTTTTTTAGAAAATTCCTTAAATCTTATTTGCATACAAGCAGACTTTTACGTATATTTGCGTAGTCTTGTATATGTTATTTGTTACAAAGGTAGTTAATAATATTGGTTTAACAAAGCAAATATATTATCATTTCTACGATTTTATATTTTATTAACAAATGGCATATCATACATAAATTTAAGGTGCGTACCAACCACTTAATTATATAGAATATGCAAGAAATAGAGAAAGTCGAAAATGTACTCTGTGCAAAAGAGATACGAGACTCACTGCTTAAAGCTCTCAACCTTGGTCCTGGTGAGTTTGCTACCGCTTTGGGCATAAACTATCAGCGCATCTATGACCTGGGCAGTGGAAGAACGAAAAAATTTAATCCGGGAATAGTAAATCTTATCTGCAAGAAGTTCCCACAAGTCAATCCTACATATCTTTATTCGGGCAAGGGTCCAATCCTTCTTGAAACAGCAACAACAAATTCTTCAGTTTCTGACACAGCGGACATCATCGCAATGTCAAAGAAACTAATCGAACTGATGGAACAAATCAATGCGAAAGATTCATCATTACGAGAAAGAGAGTTTGAGTTGGCGAAAAGAGAGTTTGAGCTAACCAAGAGAGAACAACTGATCCGAGAAAGAGAAAAATCGCTTGGTATTAGCAACAATTAATATCGGCTTAATTCAAATAGAATGGGGATTGTATATTACTTTCAAGACGCATCAAATTTCCATTTTATTACCACTTGATTTTTGAATTATCTTATAATTCGGTGATTGTTAGTAAGTTGATTCATACTCTGAGAGGCATGATGTAAGCCTTTTCCCCTTATAGAAAAGAAAGCATCCTGACCAAATCGGTCAGGATGCTTTTTTTGTGCGCTTGACGCTTGTG